GTGAAAGACGGCATCTTCACACAGGATGACGGTGCGGGGTTCTTCGCAACAGAGGACTATGAGTCCAGTGCTTATGTCTTCTATAACGACGGCAGACTGCGTAAACCGCCTGCGTGGTGTGGCTACGTTAATTGGTACCAGAGGTGAGCGAGAAGGCCGCTCTTAAAGAGCTACTGGACGACTACAGCTTATCATCTGCTTGCGTGATGATTGAAGCGGATGCTCTGAGAAAAGAAGGCGAACATGCTTTAGCAGCGCTTGTCGAGAGCTACTTAACCATAGAAGACGAAATAAAGAGGATTCTAAGTGCTAGCACTAATTGACGGCGATGTACTTGCCTATCTTGCCTGTGAGTCTAGGTGGCGTAATAAGCGTGGTGAGGTTGTAGTTCTTCTTGACAAGTCTCAAAAGTCATTCACAAAAGAAGAAGACCGAGAGTACCTTGAGAAATCCTTTGGGGCGATGAAAAAGATGATTGATAGCATCTGTGAGGCTTTATTTGCGGACGACTATCTAATGGCTGTCAAAGGAGAAGACAACTTCAGGGACTTGATGTATCCTATTGAGCTTAACGAAGCTGGAACGAAAGCCATATGGGGCTATAAAGCTAACAGATGGAAACCGGAGGGCGAATCAAACAAGTTTGTACGAGTCATGCGCAAACTTGCAGTAATGGAGGACCTGGCTATCGAAGCCGTCGGCAGAGAGGCAGACGATCTGCTTCGAATATGGGCCGGAGAAGCTGAACTAGCCGGTGAGGACTATGTAATCGTATCGAACGACAAAGACTTAGACTGCATCCCTGGAAAGCATTATAACCCGAAGACGAACAAGTTTCGCGAGGTTTCAAGACATGCTGCGATGCGATTCTATTATCAACAGTTGCTAATGGGCGACCCCACTGATAATATTCCAGGCGTTCCGCAGATTGGCCCTATAAAGGCTGAAGCTTACATGAAGAATATTGACGACGAGCATGATATGCAAGAGATAGTCGTTGAGCAATACCTTAATGCCTATGGTGACAAGTGGAAGGAATATCTCCTCGCTAACGGCAGACTGTTGTATCTTCAAAAGACTCCGACAGACTACTTCTCGATAAGTGACTGGCCGGTGGCTAATGACGTAACTCTTTTGCCTGTTAGAGAACCGAAACAGGTGGTTGCTAAAAAGGAAGAGCCTATGAAGAAAATATTCACTCCAGCTCCGTTTACCGGTGTCGTTCCGAAATGAGTGCTGATTTCTACGAGGTCTGGAAAAATAAGAAGACCGAAAAAGAATACCGTGGTCTAGGAACGGTAATTGATGCAACCAATTCTGGCGATTCCAGGGTAATGGTGCTCTATAGAGATCGAGGTGGCGACCAACGATTCGTCAGAGAACAAAACGAGTTTCTGGAAAAGTTTGAGCAATGCAGATAAAATCAGTAATGGTGGACAGCTCAGGGACTATCGTAAAGAAGTCTCCTAAGCTTCCACCTGATCTGCCGCCGAAGAAGAAGAGAGTGGCGACCGATGAGCTACCCAACGGACATTGGCTGTTCGATGAGCCTCTTGGTCGCAATGGTGAATTCGGCTTTATCTATTTGATTCACGACACACTTAACGATAAGATGTATATCGGCAAGAAGCAGTTCTTCGGAACAGGTCAAGCCAACAAGGGTGTAGAGTCGGACTGGCGACGCTACACATCTTCATGCAAGGCGCTACAAGCTGTCATGAAAGAGCAGGGAAAAGCGAACTTTAAGTTCTACGTATTGGAGCAATACAAGATACGCGGTACGCTAGGTTACGCCGAGACCTGGTCTCTTATGTACTGTGAGACGCCAGCGAACAAGGATAAGTGGTATAATTCTCTTGTGAACAAAATCAGTTGGACTGTCAAGGAGGGAATCTCCAAGAAGCATAAAGACAGGCTCAACGCTATCTTACAGGGTCGGCCTGTAGAAGTGATGGAGGAAGTGAATGAAACAATGGTTCAAGTTTTTTCACCAAGTATCGGTTCTCTTAGCCGGTAGTATTATCATCTTTGGCGCCTATCAAGCTATTCCACTGCAAAAGTGGGAGTCACAAGACTACACTCTAATGGGTCTGGCAATGCTGATTGTGGCTGGACTATTTAAGGGAATGGGCATGCCTGTTCTAGTCGGAGAAGAGCTTGGGAAAGATAGTTCAAAAGAACCTGCCGTGTCTGTCTCCTGAATGCGGCTCGCATGACGCGCGACAAGTATATGAGGATGGAACGTCCTTTTGTTTCAGCTGTCAGAAGTTCTTCAACGCTTCTCAGACGGCATCGCTGGATCACACAGTGAGTTCACCGAGCCCCAGTCCTTCTCCTCGTGTGAGCAGACATCTTCCCACGCCAGCTGAAGTGGCAGAGTATGGCATTCGTGGCTTCAAAGACAGAGGCATCACAAAGGCTGTATGTGAATTCTTCGGTGTAAGGGTCTCTTACAACGACGATGGCAATATTGACACGCACTATTACCCATATAAGGTGGGTGAAGATATTAGTTACAAGATGCGAAAGCTCCCGAAGGAGTTCTTCTGGGTGGGACCGGCTG